GTAGAAAGATCCTTGACCGGATGATTGCCCCCTCTGTGTCCGTATTTCATTTTATGTGTATCACCGCCTGTAGCAAGTGCCATCAGCTGATGTCCGAGGCAGATTGCAAAGATCGGGATATCGGTATTGTACAGTTTGCGGATCTCTTCAATAATGGAAGTACATTCTTTCGGATCTCCAGGTCCGTTGGAAAGCATGATGCCGTCCGGATTGGATGCTATGATCTCTTCTGCTGTGGTCAGTGCCGGATATACGGTCACTTCGCAGCCGCGTCTGTTCAGATTGCGGGCGATGTTTCTCTTTGCACCGAGGTCAAGAAGTGCTACTTTCGGTCCATTTCCTTCCAGGACGTATTTCTCTGTGCAGGTCACTTTTTCTACCACTTTGCCTGTATTATATGCTGCGATCTTCGGAAGAACCTCACTTAAATCTTCATATTCGCAGGTGGTGATCATGCCATTCATGGTTCCCTTTTCTCTCAGGATCTTGGTCAGTGCTCTTGTATCGATCCCGGCAATACCAGGAATGTCGTGTTTTTCCAGAAATTCCTGAATCGTTCCTTCACAGCGGAAATTGCTCGGCATTCTGGAAAGTTCGCGAACAATGTATCCGTCCGGCCATGGCTTTGCGGATTCCATATCTTCGTAGCAGATGCCATAGTTTCCAATCAGCGGATAGGTCATCACAACGGCCTGTCCTGCATAAGATGGATCAGTCAGCACCTCCAGATATCCGGTCATGGATGTGTTAAATACGATCTCGCTGATGATTTCTTTTGTCGATCCGATACTTTTTCCAGTGAAAACAGTACCGTCCTCCAGAATCAAATATGCTTTCATTCGTCTTCCCCTTTCGCGTTTAATCCAATGGTTATTGTATCTTTGTCTGTACCCCGGACTCTAAAAAAGGGTACGTAATAGTAAGTCCCTACTACGCCCCCCTCAGCCCTGGATACATAAATGCTCAAATTGTTAAGATTCTACCACAAGATAATCAAGATTGCAAGTACTTGTTTGCGAATTTTTATGCATTTTTATGATTAGTTATACAAATAATGTCAGGTTCAAAAGCCTGAAAGCACGATGTGTCGGCACAGAAGTTGTTTTCTGGCATCTTTTCCGTTCTTCTGCATATACTTTTTCAAGGGAATTTTTGAGGTGTTCTATGGCTACCGGAAAATTACAGATACAGGTTACTTCCCAGCTGCGTGCTGCTCCCGTGGAGGATGCCGTGATCGATATTTCAAGCACCGGAGAACCGGATCAGATCCTGGAAGAAGTCAGAACGGACAGTGTCGGACAGACGGATACGTTGGAGCTGGAGGCTCCGCCGGAGGAATACAGTTTAAGTCCCGGCGAAATGCAGCCTTACTCGGAGTACAATTTCCGCATCACGGCTCCGGGCTATGAGCCGCTTACGATCTCCGGTGCGGAAATCCTCGCAAATCAGCTGGCTTTACAGGATATCCGGTTGAAACCGCTCGCCGGCCCGGAAGCATATGACAATGTCGTGATCCCGGCTCACACGCTCTATGGCGATTATCCGCCAAAAATCGCAGAAGCGGAGATCAAACCTCTCTCGCAGAGCGGCGAGATCGTCCTAAGCCGCGTAGTGATCCCGGAATTTATCGTGGTGCACGACGGTGCCCCGACGGACAGCACTGCGGGCGATTATTATGTGCGTTACCGCGATTATATCAAAAATGTGGCTTCCAGCGAAATCTATGCCACCTGGCCGAAGGCCGCCATCCGTGCCAATGTGCTGGCGATCATGTCGTTTACCTTAAACCGTGTATACACGGAATGGTACCGCAATAAAGGATTTGATTTTACGATCACGTCCTCGACAGCATTTGACCACAAATGGATCTACAGCCGAAATATTTTTGAGAGTATCTCGGAGGTTGTGGATGAGCTTTTTGCCGATTATTTATCCCGCCCGAACGTCAAACAGCCGATCCTGACGCAATACTGCGACGGCAAACGTGTCAGCTGTCCGAACTGGATGCCCTTTTTGAAACAACGTACAAATATTACTTTTAAATATGAAACGACAATGATTGGTATAATATGCTGCACCTTTACTCTGCGAAGTAGAGGTGCGTTTTTATACCCGCTCCACTTTCTTCAGATAAACCCATCCTGCACCGCTTTTCAGCTTGCCGAATCCGTTCTTTTCTTCTACGATCTCGTACTTACCTGACTGCAAAAATGTTCTGGCAGCACTGTATGTTTTGGCCGGTCCTGTCCTGATCGGGACATTTGCAGTTTTCGGCTGTACCTTATATGGCAACTTGGAGGATGTGTAGACCTTTTTTCCGGCATCGTTGTAGACATGATAACCGGCGTGCTGATCTGCACACTGCTTCGCCTTCTTGATTGTCTGAAACGCTCCGATCTGGCTACTGGCGTTCTTCCAGGTCTTGCGGACACGGTACCACGGCTTGGTGGTTGCTGGGAGAATATCGCCACTCTGCCCAGAAATGGCTTGTTTGAAGGCATCCCATGTATACGTACCTGTATTGTATACATACGGATTCGGGCAAATTTTTCCGGTTACATCATAGTGGCGAATAACATGATCTGCAGGAATGTTGTATTTCTTCATCAGATATCTGGTCAGCTCAATAGCAGACTGTACTGTTGCTCCTTCAAAATACCAGTCCTTATCTGTTGCCCCAAGACTCGCCGCATTCTTCTTTCGCACACACATCTCAATCCCAATGCTATTAGCGTTTCTGCATTCCGGATGTTTGTAACTGCTCGCCCCACAATGCCAGGCGATATTCCGATCTTCCACGCACTGCCAAATTTCGCCGGCGAAACCGACAAAATAGTGTGCAGATGCCCCACGGTTGCCACCACCATAGTATGCACAATTTTCCTGTGCTCCGCCCAATGCTCCGACGTAGTGGATCACGATGTATTTGATTCTGGAAATATTGCCGGGATTATAATTGTAATTTGAAATCATTCGGTTAATCTTGTTCATAGTCTCTACCACCTTTCTTGTTATTGGAAAATTTATTCTTTCAGAAATTTATTCACAAAATACTGCTGCCCTTTCCCTGTTACCAGTACAGTCTTTGTGATCCGCACGCTTCCATCTGGATTATTGATTGTTCTTTCTTTAATTTCAAATAAACCAGCTTCCATGCTTCTCTGCGTTGGCATATTGTAATCTGTTCCTTTTCTGCTGATCAGGAACCTGTTTTCACGCATCCATGTGAACAGCCTGTTCTGTCCGATATCCACACCGTTCTGTTTCAGGATCTTTGCCAGCTCCCCGATCAGGATGCAGGTGTTCGACACACTGACCGCATCCGCAAACACTTCTTTCGGTCTCATCCGCTGCACATCTTCCACAAGGCTTGCATTACTTGCTTTGAGTTTCTCAATCTGCTGATCTGCCATTTTCAAAGCACGGGCAAAAATCTGTTCCGGTGTGTTCCATGCTTTTTCAAGGTCAAGGAAATACTGGCGGTACTGCCTGCCTTTTTCGTTTCGCTGGATCATGCAGATCTGCTTTGCCATATCTACAGAAATGAAGTGTTCTATGATTCTTCCACCGTTTTCTAAATTTTTAGAAACCGTCATGTAGTCCTCATTTTCAGTAAAACCATATGTTGACATATTTTTAAACCAATCAGCATATTTACTTTTAATTTCCAGACCTGCGTGTAGATCTCTTGCTGATACTGTCGGCTGCTCTGTCTCATAATTAATTTTTAATAATTCGTTCATGTCTTTCCTCCATTGTTTTTCGTGATAACAAAAGAGGACGCTCACGCGTCCCCTTTCTTTTCTGCTTTCTGTGTCAATATGTCGATTGCATTGGCGATCACTGCCGGAAGTGGTATGCCCATTAATCCGGCATTCTCAACGATGCTGATTAATTCATTGGCAATGAACCCGATGATCACCGCATCACGGATGTAATCCACACCGATCGCCAGATCCAGCCGGTACGCCACCAGAACAAACAGCAGCGTCATGCATTTCCTGCACAGACCTTTCCAGCCGGTACGGCTCTCAAGTGTCCCGGATTCTGTTTTCTTGCTGTTGTGGAACACACCGGCAACAATCAGACCGGATATGTAGTCAATTGCCATGAAAATGATTAAAGTTACAAGAGCCTGATCCCAGCCTCCAAAAAAATAAGCAATCGTCCCACCGATTGCTCCTGTGATCGTGCAAACCATTTCTTTTTTCATCCTCGTTAGTCTTTCCTTTCTTGTTACTCTGTGAGAACATTGATTCTTCGCACCCAGATACCTTCGCTGTTCTCGTTGGCTGATATCATCATATACTTTGCATTATCCGGAACAGTAACGATATAATCACAGTCCCCTTCTTCTTCGATTTCTACAGCTGAAACCATTGTGAATCCGGCACTGCTGTTATCAACTGCAAAAATAATCGGATATTTTCCGCGTCCACTACCGGCTCGTGATACCATGCTCGTATGTATGATATACCGTTCGCCTCGTTGTACATTCAGTGTTGTACACTGTGTTTTTGCCCCTTCCATAAGTACACACGAACTGCCAGCATCTTGTGCTTCCCACAGTTTGCCGTCTGTGATAGACACTGTTTTTTCTACTGAAAAAATTGCCTGTACATTCCGGACATCCTTGCGTGTTTTTGCCATCAACGCCTTACTCTGTCCTGTAATACCTGCCATCTTTGTTTCCATATCTTTTACGTGCTCATTTGTATAACTCTTACACGCCTCAGCGTTATTGTAACATTCTTGGATGCTGTCATGGATCGACTGCCGGACATCCCGCCCGTAGACTGCCGCCAGTATCTTTTTTAAGTTCTCTGTTATAGCCATTCCTGTTCCCCTTTCCTATGAAAATGTCAGCTTCAATGCCGCATGCACACCACATGGTGCATTGTTGACTGCGTTGGTTGTATTCGGCATCGTTGCGGCAATAGATACCATATTACGGTTGACAACGCCCCGGTAGGACGATGCCGCTACCAGTGTGGATGCATTCCCGCCATAGACATAATTTCCGTTCTGCCGGATCTGCAGTCCGGTTGCCGATGCTATGCTAACAGAACTGCAGCCGACAATCGGTGTCGATACCGGAATGCAGAACTGCACTTCCTTGCCTGCGGATGTCACATAGCCTGCTGTGAAACATTCAACGCTTATGCTGTCGCCCTTGGTCAGGATATTCATGTTTCCGACCACGTACCAGTATGATCCGCTGTAGACCAATTCCAGGACTGTATACTGCTCGATCAGTTCTGCCGGGATATTGCTGTTTTTATAGTAGATCGGTTTAGCTCCGGTAGCATTAACGTTCAGTGTTGGATTTGTGGCCGTGTTGGCGTAGTTGAAACGTACACAGACTCTTGCA